TTTATTTGCTTTTTTTGCCATGATTATTTCTTTTTACGTTTTTTCCAGCTAATTCTTTTTGAACTAGTTTTCTTTTTAGCTGCAGATGTACATTGTGCTTTAGTTGGTCTACAAGCAGGATACGGTCTTTTAGATCCGCCTTTTGCTGACTTTCTTCCACAAGGTTTACCAGTCTTGCAGTCTATCCAACCTTTACCTTTGTTTCTACTAAACCATTTATGTAAGCTTTCTTTAGCCATTATTTCTTTTTCTTTTTAGACTTATTACCCCAGTTAGCAGCCCCCACTTTTCTACATCTTACTAGTGCCCCGGATGCATAAGCTGATGGCCATACACTATATCTTGATCTTACTTTATTGTAACAAGCGTCTCTTTTTGCTTTTTTCTTTTTCTTTTTCTTTGCCATAATTACTGTTTTAACATTTCCAACGTCTACGTGCTTTACAAATTCTTTTGTCTGGAGTTTTACTACAGTTTATATTGTGCATTTTCATTTGACCTCTAGATCTAGCACAATATGATTTTTTACGTTTACCACCTCCTGGCTGTGGTGCTTTAAGTTTAGAGCCAGTTTTTTTATTGATCATTCTACGACCCTTAGCTGTAAGCCCACCTTTTTTACTTTTACAACCGTTCTTAATAGAACAGCCTTTCATTGCACCTTTCTTTTTACTTGCCATAATTTATCTTTTTCCACCGTGGTATTCCACAGCATGTCCCATTTCTATTAATTTATCATTTACACAACATTCTTTTTCTTCTACAAGTATGTGTAATTTTCCAAGAACTCTACCAAACTTACCCACCTTTTCACTCTCTACTACAAAATACTTTTCTTCATTTGTTTTCTTTAGTAGATCTATTAACGCTTGCTTTGCAGCAAGACCACGTTTCTTTTCTTCTAGATCCCGGGTTCTTGACTCAGGAGTATTTATCCCTATCAGTCTAATTCTTTTATGAACCGTTATATCAAACCCCAAGTCAATGATAGCATCTACTGTATCACCATCAACTACTCTATCTAGTTTTGCCTTGTACACGTACATTTGGTATTATTTCTTTTAGTTCTTCTTCTATTTCTCTATCCGTTATAATATCACGGATTTTAGCACATTTTTCATACTCTTCAGTTTCAACGAAGTAAGCCATCATGTTTTCTAACGTTTCTATTGACGGTTCTTCTTCCGGCTGATGAGCCATGACAGCACTCATGCCATCTTCTCTTTTTTCATCTAATAGATCTTCAAACTTAGTCTCCTTAGTTATAACCTTAAATGAATTTCTAAATGCCGTATCAATTATTAATTCTTCTAGTTGTAACTTTTGTGCATAAGTTAGTCCGCTGAACTCTTCATCATTGTATTCTTCTGACATTTTAAAAATTTTTTATGAGTACTCAATTAATATGTTCCCTTTTAGTAAAGGATTTATATATTTAATATACAAAAAATTTTTGGGTAAATGAAATGTTTTGTGTGTCACATTGACAAAAGGTTCTAGAGAATTGCTCCCCGTTTTAATTTTGGCATGTTGCCACCCCCCTGTGTTTAGGGGATAACCTTTAAAATTTTTAAACTATGTCTAAAAATGTTTTTTTCCACAAGATTGTAAACAACACAGTTGTTGTAAAATCTGAGCCTACACAACTAACAAAGAAAGTTGTGAATGGTGTAACTATCTACTCACGTACACAAGGAACCGTGACCTTCGGTCTATGGTGTCCATGTGACGCAAGTGGTAATTCCATTGACCCATCAACTCTTAATTTGAAAGCAAATCAAGAGATTGAAGGTATCTCAATGAGTGATTCACCGGTCATGGACCAGGATGATAACTCTATTGAGACTGGAATGTACTGGGCTGGCTAAACCAGCACCAGCGGGGATTAATTTCCCTGTATTCTTTTAGACACTAATACAGATTACTGGTTACATCCAGGATTTGTGTTAGTGTTTGTAGTTGTTTGCACTAAAACAATTTAATTAAATTAAAAAATTGTGTGCGTTAAGTAGTGTGTGTGAGGTCTTATTTCCCACATATTACCACTTTCTACCACAAACCAACATGGTTAACACCATAATAAATAATATAGCTATAACTAGAGTAATTGCAGTGGTTA